GCCCCAAGGGTAGGGGGGGAATTGCACCCCAGGTGGTACTGTGTCGTAGTACCGTAGAGTCTACTCTACATCTCCGTGGAGACACCTGAGCCCGACAAAGGTTCGGTGGGCTTGTGCCTGCAAATCGCGCTACGTTTGCAGACATTTATCTCTTCTGTGAAGAGACCACCAGGCCAGCTAAGGAAAGATATGGCCTTACTATATATACTAATATTATAGTTTATATAGTTATTAATTATATAATATATAATCCCTAAATAAATTAAAAACCCGCGTCGCTGACGACGGCGCGGTCAGATTACCTTCCAACACCCTAAACCACTTGACAGTAGGTTCTTTGAGTGCTGGATCACAATCCTCTTCATGGACAATTAGTTGACTTGCTATTTTTCCGATAGCAACAGAACTCCGAAAGTTCACTTCCGGATCATGAGATGATATAGCGTCAACTACGGTGTACCCAGCCATGTATATTACACCACACTTCGCACCTGACGATGCGAATCGCTTGATAAAACCATGTATCGCTGGAGGAGGAAGATGCCCATATAAATCTTCCACATTAGAAGCACCTTTATGTGGGTTTTTCAATCCACTAAAAGTCTCCAACCGCCGAAAGTTTGATACGACTCTCTCAGATGTAGCGACTGACAACACTTTTTCCGAGTTAGTCAACCAAAAGTTCAACGTAGGAAGATCTGCAAGTAATGGCCGTAAACGTTCTTGTACACCATCTATACCTTGCATTGATCTAATATAAGTACTCACTTGCTCATTACCAAATTCAACTACTACGGCTACATTATCTATGATACATCCAAAACTTACCCCTTCACTCTCTAATACTTTTATATCGGAAAAGAGGTAAATGGTGGATGTAGTCATTGTTCTCTAATACGTTCAACCTCAGCGGCCTCCGGCCTGAGGGTTTCCAGTAAAGATTTGAGGTGCCGCAGTAGTGTTCTCGTACAGATTGTAAATCTGTTTATTCCCAGTTTGTGAACGATTAACAGCAACCATTTTTCCTAGTTCACTAGCAAGTGAAGCACTGTAACCGTGTATACGAGGATCAACCAAGATACAATCTGCGCCATATGGATAATGTTGTGGAGGGATACCATGACTGATACAAACTTTATGATTCGGAGATACGACACCTCCCGAAGTCATAGAGATTATAGCAGAACTGATACTCCTACCAAACTGTCGTTCTTCATTCTCATATCCAAAAGCGCTAAGCACTGACCCGATTATTTGCTTAGTATCTGCGTGAGACAATTTGATACCAGCTTTCGACGCACCACGTATCACGTTAAAGTTTCTCGCCTTGGGTTCAGACTTCTTACTTGTTGAGAAACTAACAAGATTCTGTACAGTAGTAGCCACTAAAGCGCATAGGTCAGCATCGGTGTTCTTCAATCCAGCAGCCTCTCCCCACCTCTTCAATGACTCGAATACCAGTATAGTGTGTTCAGGGATAACAACGCCAGGTATAATCGGATCAATTTGTTTCGGCATCTTTATCTTTGTGAAATCGAACACAGAGGTGGGTGAAGGTTTCTTCAGAAACTCTGAAATTGACACTTCAGACTTCTTAACCAATGCTTCATATCGTTCTTCTAATTCACTTGGTAACCCTGACGAGGTTGCCGGTGTTGAAGAAGTCTGGGGTTTTTCTGCAACGGATGGAGTTGTCATAATTTGCGAGGAGTTTGAGTAGTAGTTCCTAACAATTCATAAAAAGTTCCTCTACTCTGTGCCGGAACAACTTTCTCCACCCAAGCGTCCATTGGATGTGGGGCACGATTACCAACACTCGAACCTCCAAGTCTAACAGTCTTTGTGCGGAAGCGGTTGATGATTTTGCACAACATAATTTGTTCTTCCTGCGTGAGCTTCAGTGGTGTGACATAAGTGACAAAATCAAAATTCATGTGAGGCGGAATTTCTGGTATATCAGGCCAAATTGGAGAGTTACCCCCAGTAACCTTCATCACATCATAGCAAATATCCGCTACACAACCACCATAACTTCGTTCAATATTAGGAACCAAATGTAGATATTGTTCAAATACTTTAGTGATTCCTGTAGTATTTAACAACACAATCCTCCCATCGACTAGAAATTTATGATACCCAGCCCGCTCAACATACCTGACGGTGTTTGTTCGGGTCCTAGCAAGGATCTGGATTATCATAAGAAATACTTCGACGAAAGAATTTGTTAACGAAGGATTGTCTAAGCACACCCGAGCTATCAAATTGTAGGTCACATCTCTAAAGAGTTCCTCGTTCAATGGACTGTGAGGATTCAAAAGAAAATTTTCGATGCGACCATCTGGTAAATTCGCTCTCAGGAAGCCCCACGAACCCGCTATTGCTTCATCAGGCTGGCGTTTGATTGTCTCAACAAGTAGGTGAGGCGTTAACTGTTTAACATCAAACAACCACCGTTTCAAAGCGGGTTCCACGTGTTGTGCAGCTTCACCCAACCACGTCAATCGGTCTTCATAACAGCGTATATTTCTACTCGTCGCCTTTAAACTCTTGGCGATCTGAAAGGTCAAGAGTGGCACATGACCATAAGCCTGGATAACTTTAACTGGTAGCATCAGTCTGACGACATCTGGTAAGAGCTTTTCGTATTTTATCCATAGCAGACCATCCACGGGATCTCTCTTGGCGACCATGGCGAGGGTATTCTCTTCAGCATAAAATCTTTCATTCTCCGTAAATTTTTCTGCGGCTTCCAATACGGTTACCGTTCCTTTTATTGAAGATGTCGGTAGACTCACATGTCCCAACAGTTCATCGCGCACCGGCATCCTCCCCAAGAAATTTGCAACACGTAAACTCAAGGGTAAATACCACGCAATATCCAATTGCTCCCGCATCACGAATGATCGACATTGCTCTTCTGTGATCTTGTAAGCAAATGGAGACACCTCCCCAACACTTTTGTCAATCCACCCATTTATCTCGGAGATCTGCTGTGCGTTCAAGTGCAAGATATACGGTACTTGCACTTCGAATGAATAATAGGAATTTTTAAAGATCCCTCGGAGCTGTAGAGACCTAAGCAATAGAACCGGTGCATAACCCTGTGCATCACTCCACGCTTGCACGGCCCCATTGACAACTCTAAACCGTGTTCGATAAGAGAATGAAGGACCAGTTATGTCCACAGTATATTTTGAGGGATTCAAAACTACGTCTTGAATGACTTCGTCTATGTAAGCGCTGACGTCACTTACACAATAAAATCGTCTAAAGACTCTCACCAAATCCCCATCAGTCTTATTCACTGATACGTATCCACTAGTCGATTGCGTAGCCATTCTCTCTATATAAGACCTCTCGATCTCTCAGAGATTTACCCCCAATGCCTCCAATCCCAACCATCTTACCAAAAATTTCCTGATATTCACGCACGTTGGGAATAATCTGACGACTCAGTAGCGACTCAAATTTCAACCCGGAGACAAAATCCGAAACATCGGGTACAACAAGTTTGTTCTCCAAGTGTTTACCCAGAAAAGTTGCAGACACGCGACCGTCTTCACCTATAGATATTTCCATTTTTCCCGAAGATCGGGCGGGGAAGACGTTTGTGGACAAAGCGGCTGAAAAACATCGTTCGTTCATAAGGACATTCGGTGATTCACCCTCGTGGAGCACTAAAGCGGTATTTTGCGTTGGCATTGTAAAATCATAACTTACAGAACATGGTGTTGGATGACCCTTAGGCAATATGACATGTGCCTTATAGGGTATTCGATCATCACTCAATGAAGCTGCAACACAATCTACCAAGCGATACCTCACAGTATTAGTGAAGGTTTGTGCGTACCTTGCAGCGCCCATTGCAACAGCCAGTCTATATGTTTCTTCAGCAAACACAAAACCCGAGACAGAAGGAATGTTCAATAATTTCTCTCGGATACCGGGTAGAGTAACCGAACCACCAATTAACACAACTTGTACTGATTGTACTCGATTACGTGTAAGAACTGTTGTCACCAGTGAGATTGTTCTATCAATTATCGGTGAACAAAGTTCTTTGAACTCCACAGGCTTAAAAATCAACGATCTCAAAGTCTTGTCAAGTAGTCCTATATCATGCAATTCAAGGTCTGGTCTTGTTGATAGAGTGATCTTCAAATCCTCCATTGAGAAGGAAGATATATCAGAAGAGCGAACGTTTAGTAAGGAGGCGACTCGAACCTGCAACTCCTCGTCAACTAAACGACCACCCAAGTAATTATCGCCCAAACTATCAATCACGACCATGTACCCTGGAGACTTCAAGACCAATGACACATCAAATGTCCCGCCACCGAAATCGTAAACCAGCAAGTATTCCGATTTGCTCTCTGACCTGTCTCTCATAACAGAAAAAGCCGCTGCTGTGGGTTCATTCACAACAGCTTGTACGCCAATCTTTAAACTCTGACAAGCCTTGAAGACAAACGCACGCTTATAACTGTTATAATCAGCCGGTACTGAGCAAGTACAAAGTCTCACATCGCCGGGATGCGTCTCAGCCAAAAGTGCCAAACAACCTTTCAAGAAAATTGCTACCAAATCAATAACCCTTTTTAAAGGAGCCATGGGGTGAGATACCGAGCCAATAGAACAGTCCCATTCGTCCACGACGACTTGATACGTAGGATGCAACTTCTGGAGATAAAGATGTTCATTTATTTTATTACACCCTACCCATCTCTTTATATCTCGATACAAGATCAGACCTTCTTCGGCCAAAGCAGCTCTCCCAATCGAAAATGTACCGTCAGCCCGAAATCCCACAACTGTTGGAATATAAGGACTGCGACTCTCTAGTAAACACCCATCCACACCAGATTGAGGATCAAAACATACAGTGGAATAAGTGGTACCAAAATCAATGCCTAGCTCCATCTAAAAAGTAGGTCTTTCTACTCCGCTCTGTTCGCGACGACGCTTGGTAAAGAGAAAGTACAAACAAAATACGACCGTCGCGGCAATCACTATCAGCAAAAAGAAAGTGAACACAATGATACTAAATGATACTCCAGTGTTCACCGAATCATCCACCTTCATCAATATCCTCTGCAACGTCCCCTAGTTCACGATCTTTCAAAAGTAGTTTTTGACACAGTCGCCAACACCTCATAAATTGAGCGAAATTCGATCGTAAACTGTTAATACAGCAGAGGCTTGGAAATACCCACGGATTAGACCCATACTTCTCTTCAATGTATACCGCTAGTATTTCCACAACAGAATTATCAACGAGATCTTTTGTCAAATCCACGAAGGATTTAAATTTTTCGAACATCTCGTTTTTATCACAATCCCATTCTGCGCCCAGATTCACAAACAATTTCAGCGCATCAGGGACGAAAACAACTCTTCCATTGACCGGGATTAAAAATTTGCTACAAAAATAGGGTGTAGCTTGTCCGTAGAATTTCACATCGAAACCGAAATGATATTCGTAGACAAAAGAATCTAGTTCGATGCGTTCCCGAGATAACAGTAAAGAGTCATCTCCACTGAAAGCCGCTATATCAAAGTTTTTCACATCTCCAGCGGCAGCCAAAAGGGTCATGTTAATTAAAGTATTCCCAATCCAAGTTGTTGCTGTACCTGTTCGACGTTGGGCTCCAATGTCTAACAAAATGCCCTCCTTCATCGAACCAACTCTTGATGAGAAATCTGAACATGCCCACAAATCCACAAGATCTGGATGCATTCCTAGACGACGATATATCTCCAGTTCAACTTCCTTAGTCATCTGATTCTGCGATTTATCATATTTCGATATATCCACCTCACCGCAGTAACAAGAAGCCAGAGGGAAAGTCATCTTATTCGTCATGGCCTGAGCAAATTCATCTAAATTCACTCCATGATACAACAAAAATTTATCAGCTAAGACGAATTTTAGAACACGCACCAGATCTTGGAATACGGAAGAGAATAGGGCACATATACGCCGTTCATGGTAAACTATGTTTTGCCCACTAGCTAGATTCTCCCGTGCTGTGTAATCCAACTTGCTCTTCAAATCCGATTTTATCATGTATTTGAAATGGTTCAAAGAATCTTGATAATACGGATCTTTTGTCAAATCATTGAGCAAACCAGATTTTCCCATAGCCGGTCTTGAATCGAGCCACTCTTCCAAACTGACACTGTTAACGACTCTAATATCCCCAATCATTTCACACATTCTCCCAGCGTCAATGTATGTAGAAAAGAATGTGTCCACTAACTCCTTTACGACCGGAGGTCTATAATAATTCTGCACCCCCCTATCAGCATTATAGTTCCTCGTCTCGAAGACGTAGAGGTTTGATATCAGAGACTGAGGTCTAGGGGATGGTCGTAAGGAATTAACCAGGGGTACAAGGGATTTTATTTTATAAGCCTTCGGAGTCTTTTGGCATTCAGTTATAGTGACATTATCCACAACGGTTGAGAAATCACTAAACTGAAACAAATCCTCCACCCACTTCATAGAAAAAGGCAACCCATTTATCTGGTAGTGATCAAACATCACATTGACCACTTCCAGATGAGATTTCATCACCTTGGCTGCCTTTGCATATACTAGTGGAGGACTCTCACCAAAAGACTCAAAAATGTTAAAGAGTATGCTCTATTAGGCTCTGCGACGCGACGAACTCGGTGAGTTTTTCACCAAGCCCGACGTACTTCCCCACACCTTTATCCCTATGCGTTGCCGGACAATAATACTTTAAACTATGTGTGTGCCTCGACAACGCCACCAAAATATGCGGCAGGGAAGAAAAGACTGTATCATCTGCCCATTTAGTTCGAACCAGAAGGATGTTCTTGAAAGTTGCTCCCTGGGCTTCGTGTACAGTTCGTACTGTAATCCTCTCTCTGATATTGGGAGGAACAGATTTCCTCACCAATTCATTCATTTCATGTTTTTCACTCTGACAAAAAGTCAGAATGCAATCACATGACATCAGGTCACTCACCTTGGGTGTGGTGTCTCTGGCAAAAGATACTGATTTTAAGATACCATGACGACCCACACTCTTAACAGGACCTGTATATGCAGCTCCATCTGGAAATTTCAAAGTGCTCAAGAGATGACACACATCAGCTGGACACCTGAAGCTGCGAAGTAATTCTTTATATTCCATATTGGACACATCGAGATTGGTAAATTGTGCATTAAATCCCACAACCCGATTTATGTATGGAATCTGTCGCCTGTCGCCATATATCTCAACCCTACTCGGTTGTAACGCTCTCAAACAGGCTTCTAATTGACCTGGGTGCATTAGAAAGCATTCATCTACGAACACTGTTTGCCCAGGTTGGTGGAGGGTGCAGCTCAAACCAATGATAAAGGAATCCGCAGTTTTCACCCTCTTGGACCACGAATTGTTCGGTCCAATGTCCCCTCGAATCGCCTCAGCAGATCCGCGATTCGCCGTCAACACCCAGCCCTTCCCTTCAATGGCTTTAAAATTTTCAACTAGGGTGTAAGTTTTACCGCCTCCTGGTACAGCATTAGTTAGAGTTATCTTCAGTAGACTCTCACCCTTATCGAATATGCGAGGTAAGCTGGATGTTATACCACGGACCTTCAAATATGCGTATGGAGGTTCCTTATAATTTAAAACGAATAGAGGATAATCCTCCACTGCAGCTCTCTCCAAACAATACAGGAACTCTTTTCTTGGTAGACTATAACATACGCAAGTTCCTTGTAAGTAACCGTGGTGTGCGAGGAAATCTTTCCCAGCGTCATAATATTTCAACAAATAATGTTGACTGTGAATTTCCCTATTCACGCTGGAGTGCACCCTCTTCCCTTTCGAATCAGTCACAAACCCAGCTCCTATGAGGGAAGATTTCACGGAGCATTGCAAGAAAAACTCTCGGCATTCCAGCAAAATCCATTCGATTATGGCTTTATTAACTGTCCGAGGGTCCACCTGCCTATTGAACTGCGTCAACTCCACAAATTTTTGCAAAGGATTGGCACTCAGCATGAAGTCTAACCCATTTATTTTTAGATCGTTCTTCACTTCTGCTGATAGGGAGTGTGACAGGGGGATGGGTGCATACACCGCTTCGTCTCCAGATGACGAGCTACTAGCATCACTTGCACCCACCATAATGTTCTCCGCCACATTGCGTTCATCATCATTCCATTCTCTCTTAGATTGTTCTTCAGAACTCATAATGGAATTATATATCTGTTCCACGGCGGACGGAACATGCTCCGGCTGAGCTACAGTCTCCGGAGCTACCACAGTGGTCGGTTCAATTTGCACTGTGGTATCTACCCCACTCGGTTGAGTAAGCACAGGAGATTCAGACACTGATGGTATCTCCTCTACGACTGGAGTTGGGTGTAGATTAGTCCCCACTTCCTGATTCAAGATTTTCGCAACATAATCAAAAGTGGGTATATCTGCAGGAAGAAGTGGTGCGGCTGAGTGTGCTTTAGCTTCAACCACTTCGGGAATTTCTTGTTTGCTCCCAGATGGTCCTGCGATTTCCACGGGAGGAGCACGTAACTCACGGGGCATAGGTTGTGCTACAACAACACCCTTTCCCTTAGATGGAGTGTGTGAGAGATGTTGTTGAGCAGATTTATCTTCCCCCTGTGAGTCAGTAGGTTGGGGTTTGCCCTTTCCTAGAGTCCCCAACCCAGCCAAAATTTGTTTTACGACCTCCGTCTTATTTATAGATGGCTTATTAACGCCAATTTCAATCCTAACAGGAGAGGTCGGGACCACCGGCTCATCTTCCCTTTTGCTAATTAAACTACATGTAGTTCTTAAGGGGTATGTCACATAAGCCTCCATCAATAAACGCAGTGACAGATTACCGGTCCAAACAGCATCACAGCAATGCTGTAGGAAGATACCCTCGAGCATCGGGTTCTTCCAAATAAGATTAAGTAGGGGAGTATAGGGTAGTCCCTTCTGCCAAGCCCCCACTATGCCCAGGCACACACTGAAGGCATCGTCTATAGAATTAAGACGATACTGTTTCAACGCTGTGATCATGTGAGATGCTTTTTCGACAATCTCAGATCTGTAATTGTACACAGCGTAACACCCTCCCAGTAGTACAACTAGGAGGGGTGAATAGCCTGCGGCTGAAGAAGCGATCCCTAAGAGTTTGTTGAGGTGCTTCTTCAAAATAGATTTAGGAGTGGGTTTAATCCATTTCTCATACTTTTTCACTCCCAACCTAACAGCGAAACATCCCAATTCATGTTTTATGTTGCGGGATTGTTCCTTAAAGAAATCTGTGGCAAACTCTTTAGGTTTTGACAAAATCGCTCCACAGATGCCCATACCGAACTCACCTAATTCACTTAAAAACCCCCTTTTTCCGGGTGCGTTCGGTTTATTGGAGACACAACTGGATACGCCTTTTAGAAAATTTACAAACTTTTCAGAGTACGTAACCAGTTGCATAAGGAGGGTGACCTTCTTCTGCGTTTCCTCCTTGCGAAACCGACTCCCACAACAATAAGAAAAAGCTGTGGAGAGTAAGGTTTTGAATCGCATGCAAAATGTGAATAGCATGCGTAGAATGGGTCCCACCACTGGTATATTTTCTAGCTCAGTGCTTGACCACGATATACCAGCATTGACCCATCCGGTCATCTTTCTTAGGAGGCGCCATAAACGTAGGTTAAAATTATCCAAATCGCCCTCCTGTTCTGACAAGCCTGGTCCTTTTGGTAACAAAAAATCGAACCAGGAAGATTTCGCTCCACCCGCGAGTCCACCTCGCTCTTTAACTTGTTCTTCATTGTCCTCTTCTGGTGGATCTATTTGTTGGAGAACCAAAGATCTTACAGTTTCAACGATGTCCTCCATGATTTCAATCTGAGTCTCCGTCCTCAATACCTCAGATTGGATCTCCTCAACAATAAAATCAGGGCAGTCGCGAATCAGTGGTTCGTCTTTGGAGATCAGTTTATTATACAGAGCTACATCAGGGTCATCTTTGAAGAAGAAGTCGAGTTTCAAGAACCCCTTCACTCTGTTGTACATCCTTTTCAAAAATTCAATAAATCTACTCCATATGGAGAAAGGATGTAACGATTTGCGGTTTTGATGCCGCCTATTTACTGCCTCTCGCAGAAATGTTGCCGCAAGAGGTTCTGAAAGATCAGTCGGAATGTCAATCTTCGAATGGATAATTTTTGATCCGACTATCATAGTGCTCCGATGAGCCCTCAGACCGCTCAAAGCATACTCAAAGGTGCGGTCATCATACGAAGGGGCGGCGTTTGTTAAATACAGAAGGAAACGGTTAGTAAAGTCTCTTTCAACAAACTGCCGCTCTATCCTCAGGTGCGGTGGTGGTTTGAGGATAACTATTATCTCGCACATGTCTTTATACCAAGCCTTAAATTTCCGTGTGGGTTGTGTAGTGTGATGCTTCATGGAAGACAGGGCCACTTCGAAGCACATGTATGGGCCCATCTGTTCCACCATCTCCACACTATAAAACAGTCCCTGATCTGATATTATCGAATCAGTCAGTATTAGGGACTTAATAACAGACCACGAGTGAGTGTAATCTTCACCACATGAACCCACGTAATAGGTTACCTCATCTCCGGTCTTAGTTACCGTGACGTCTGTTTTAAAAGCCACTATCGTACCGTCACGGTTCAAGAGCTCAGGAGGGAACATCAGGGCGTATTTCATGATCAAGGTTCCCTTCCTACTCATAGCATTTACGATATCCTGCAGAGGTATATCGTAAACATCAACGGCCGTCATAGCCGTACAAGGTACTCTGCAATCTTGTAGACGTCGATTGCAGAATGACGAACAGAAGGTGTTACAAAGAACATTCATCTTATCTCCTGTTAACACCCCAGATACATTCGTCGCTAGGAACATTTGATTCAAATCTTTCCACCTCCTAGCGCCATCTTTGCCCTCCAAGATAGGGCTACACACATGATGGAATGACACGTCACTCTTCATGTGGTAAGCTAAACTCCCACCGATTGAATTTATTGTAAATCCTCGCAAATCGGCGTGTAACTTAAAATTGAAAACCTGCCTAAAAGCGTTAAGCAGGCTGTGTCCACCTCGATATCCGTTTCTAAATTCTAAATAAAGGTCACCCACCTCGGATATAAAGTAGTCGCGTTCACCCTCCGTTAAGGTTTGAGTCAGAATGGGATGAGCGCGTTTCTTGCTCTGCGCTGTTTGATGGAGAATAGATGCAAGGGTTGCATCTAAATTAAGCATCACATTACTCGTCTCCCTAAAAACGGGGCGACGGCTGACAGCTTCTAGAGCACCAGCAAGTAAGGAATTACCTCTGGCATCTGAGCTGGTGAGTGCATCACAATCCATCTCTTCAATTTCAGCACCCACCAGATTTTCGACAAGGAGACTAATTTTTACTCCCCGTCTATCAACGTGGTAATGTTTACCACGCTTCACAACTGGGCAATCCACACCATTGTTCAGCAAATACCCAGCGGACACAAGAGCGGCTACTGGTAACCGCTCAAAAGGCATTGATGTGCAAGCCAATGCCTTCAACCAACACCACCCCTGTCGTGCGTGGCGTGGAGCACCAATGGTCGGGTCGAAGAAGCTCATGTATGACCAATTGGTGTTTACGATCAGGTCTTTGTTGATCAATACCTGTTTATAGGACAGAAGACCTGTATCTTTATCGCATGTGAGTAGTTGACCCGCATGCTTACACAACCATTCAGGGTGGACCTTTCCCGCCCTGAATCCCAGAAACCATATGTCGGTAGGAATAGGGATTGTGTATTTAGCGTCCCCACCGACGACAAAGACGAAGAGGCCAGAATCAGTAGTAAAACACCTCTTCCCGAGAGTCAGCAACTCTCCTTCGGCAATCAAGTGCTCCACGAATTGTTGCGTGGTTTGTGGAGCTGAGTCTAAAAATTCAAGACTCGAGTGGTTCAACTGCCGCTCTACCGTCAGTGGTAGAGTATCCTTACGCCTGTGGATAGGTGCCATATAATTGTCAGGCGTGGAACTGGTAAACATCGGCGCCAATTTTCTTTGGAGTGAATTGGTCGACGCCGTGCTCACGGTACTGGCGTTCTTGTATCTCAGATCGCCAGATCCTCTAGACCCAGAGGATGAAGATAATGTCGGTAAAGACATCTTCTGGGTCGTCTGAGGGGTCAAGACAGCCTTGCCCTTCAGATCGGAAGAGGTTGCGGGTTGGCCAGCTTGCCATGCCCTCACCTTTTCCGTAGCAAGCCTCGTGACGAGGCTTGATTCTCCATCCGAGGTACTCCTAGAAGTACTCCGGGGAGAAGTAGACGTCTCAGACGTCTTCACTACCCACTTTTTGACAATTTTTGTGGGCTTTTTGGGTGCAGGTGTAGTTTCTAGCTGCACACTAGTCTTCTTCACAGGCGCAAAAGGACGCCTGCCGCAACCCTCTCCAGCTGAGAGGTCAAGTGGTCTACCATTTCTAACCACTTTTGAGGAAGTGCTTTTTCCAGCACTTTTCAATCTCCACTCAGCAACAACTTGCTGAGCCTGCCGCACCACTTCGGGAATAGATCCCGAGCTTTTAGTGGATTTTGTGGATGATTTTCCACTAGTCCCAGATTTAGAGGTGCGAGTATTGTACAACCCAGCATGAAGGGTGGCTGGGTTTTTGGAGTGATAGGTTGGCACCTCCTGCGCCTTCACTCCCTTGAAGCTAGTCCCCTTTACAGTAGAGGACGTCAAGACGTACCTGGCTCGCAGATAAGCCAGGTTTACCAGCGGTGAAGCTGGATGATCGCAGCGGGGGTTCACGTAGTAGTGACCCCTTCGGACATATTCCGGGTTGCTGCGAAAGCTCGTTGAAGTGCGATAGTACTTCAACCCGGAATAGCTACCTGCAGATTTGCACAGATTATTAGCACTGTGCAAGTGCAGGTTTGGTGCATGATAGCGGGAAAAATTTTTCCTGGCCCGCATCATGTTCTCACGTGCCTCAGTAGCACGTGAACGTCGGAGATGTTCGGGAACATACTCCGCAGGGGAAATCCACTGAAAGAAGAGAGCTTTTCGCCGCTCTGCAGAAAGCTTGGCGAAAGCTACAGGCCCCTCCTCAGGCATTTTAGGCTTGGAGAGGAAAGCCTTGGGCTTGTTGGACCGCAGATGGGCCAACTTCCCCGGGGCCAGATGACCCTTCTTACTCATGGAAGATGAGTAAGAGTCGCACCAACGTGTTACGTGTGCTTGAGAACCTCTACTACGGTGGGGGGGAATTCTGCAGCGCTGTTCCTTATAAACATATCGGAGCCCAGGAGACTAGGGCGAATATGGTATGCCGTCTTTTGCTTGAAAAAAATGTAAAAGGCATGGGCTTAACTTACGTTATCATTTTAAA